ACCAACACCTCTCTGTTAGTGGGGTCTACAGCATTGTCATAGGGGCTGGACTCAATGTCCTGAAAGCGTGATTGACGCTCTGACTCATCGTCTAACTCTTTATCGCCTGTAAGTGACATAACAAGGTCTGCGTCATAGCCACGCTCTATTAAGTCACCAGCCTTTACTTGTGTTCGGTGTCCTATGAATGTGCAGTCATCCATAGACTTCGCTCTGCGTGAGAATATAAGCTCCTCAGGCGGTATATTCTCTATCTTTACCTTGCCATTCTTCGTGCGTCTTTTGACTTCAACATTAAAATACTGCTCGGTAGGTATCTCGTTGCCCATAGGGTCTGTAACGCCCTCTTCAACAATCTCCTGTGACTTTAGTTCAATCGCTGGGTCATCGAGTAGGGTAGTTAACTCCAATTGGCTCAATCGCTCGTAGGTTTCCTCAACTGTGGTCTCAGTCTCATCCCAATATGTCTTTAATGCGCCAATCTTAAAGAGTAATGCGTCTTTAAAGAAGTTATGTAAAATCGTAAAGCCGTTGTTTTGGCTATTCAGTACAAAGTTCACAAGCTCTGTGGCTTGCTCTGCACCTTTTACATCTTCTGCATTACGCCCTACAAAGCGACAGAACTTATCACTAGACGCAAAAATACGCATCAAGGACGGCATGAGATACTCAATGGTATCTCTTACCTCTGAGAGGACTACCTTTGATCTATTCTCCTGTTCGTTACCAAACGGCTCGCCTAGATAAAACTGTAGGGTCTCTACACGATCAGAAGAAAGCTCTGTATCATAGTAATTATTGGCTTGCTCTATCTCTGATTTGAGAATAGTCGCAAATTCATTATCATCCATTACTTCTTCTTCGCTTTTGGCTCTTTTTTCTCAGCTTTTGGAGCTTCTTTTGGCTCCTCTTTTGGCTCTGGCTTTGGAGCTGGCTTTGCAGCCTTGTTTTTATGGATGGTATGCTTGTAAATTGGTGACATTACTTACTTTCCCTTCTTTTTTTTCTTCGTCTTCTTTTTTTTTGTGCCTCTGTGGTACATATCAGACCTCCTGTGATGAAAATTTACCGACTATTGTGCCTTTTTTCGTGTTTTTTGCCTTTTTCTTGGTTTTTTTCTTCTTCTTCATAGGCATTTTCTTCATGTCCATTGACATGACCTTCTTATATCGCCCCATCATCATCATTTTTTGCTCCTTACCAATTTTTGCACGACCAATATCGTGCGGTGAACTTATCTTTTGCGGTATCGCAGTTGTGTCTTGCTCGAAAATTCTTACGTCTTGCCGGACTATCCTTCTTTATCTCCATATTAGGGTCTCCATAGCGCACCATCTTTATTTCATTGCCCTTTTTGGCAAGTACAGCAAACTTCTTCGACTTACCAGGGGTGCGTTTTGGCTTGTTAAAGCCAGCAAAGCTCTCGCCCCTGTACTTAATGCGTCCAGAAGGGGTTCTATCTACGTCTTTTGTCGTTGCCATGTCATATATCGCTGTTCTGTAACGCTGTTATGCCAACGCCACCAACAATGCCGTATTTAGCTAGTATGTTTATTAGGTTCTCGTCAAAGATGACGTAGTTGCTTTGCCTATTTCCCATCTCTTTATTAGCCCAATCTTCAGCCTCTTTTTGAGTCTTGTATGGCTTACTTGTGGTAATTACTCGACCACTTCCCCCAAGTCCTGTCTGTCTGTTTGGGTCATCTAATACAATTCTTGCCTGAAACTGACCATCATCTAGTTTATTAATACCTAACAACTTGCCACCAAATGTATTTCGTGAAGCGTTATCTAAGTATTTTATGCCTTTGATGCCATGCTTATTAAGTAGCTTTTCTCCAGCACCTTGTTCGCCTCTAAATGCTTGCCAATTATTTAAGAACGCTTGAACGCTTTGGTCATCTTTAAGCATTTCTTTTTTCGCTGCATTAATTGCTGCTTGGTTATTGTTGCCAAAATCAAAGGGGTCAAATCCTAAGTTTATTGCATCATCAACTGTCATTTCATTTGCAACTTTTGACAGACGCTCTTTAACAAATTTGTTTTGTTGACTAAATGGCAAGTCATAATCAAGCAACTCATCAGGCTTTGGAGCTAATGCGACTTTGTAGGTTTTTCCAGCGTTATAACTAAAATCGTCAGCTTTGAGGGTTTTGGCGTAATTTAAATCCTGAACTAAGCCTTCATAACCTTCTTGAGAAATTCTATCAAGAGGTTGCGATAAATCATAAGAGTTCTCTATTGTTTGCTCTAGCTGATTTATAACGCTGTCTATTGACTCTTTAGTGTTAAATTTTCCCCCTAATATTCTATCTCTAACGAGACCTTGTATTATAGCTTCTCTGTCAAACTCATCTCTATCATCAGAAAAGAACTTTATTGGAGTACCTTTATACTCCACGTTCTGAGATTTTAAGCCAGCGTTTTTATAAAACTTGGCTATGTCCTCACTATCAGTAAAATACAGTCCATAGCCAAACGCCTGATTACCTTCGCCTGTGCCTATCTTATCCATGCGAAACTGGTCAAAGTCAGCACCAGAGCCATGAAAGGCTATAATGCCAGAGTCTGTGTCTGTAGGAGGCACAACATTCGCTATACCTTCTTTTGGCGCATCATCCACATTCAATAGTGGCTTTGTATCATCACTCTTCTTGAGCAGTCCTTTTACTCTGCTTGCCGGAACTCCAGGTATTAGCGTCGCTGCTGTTAGCAATCCAGCCGTTGCCAAGTCACCCTGTCCAAACGCTGTTCGTGCATCGGCTAATGCGCTGATATCTCCAGTTACGGGCGCAACATCTAAGGTTGTCGGTGCAGCTTGCGCGATGGTAGGGTTTACGCCTAGGGCTGTCAGTATATTAAACGGCACTCTGCGTATAGGATTTGGGTCTTGACTAAACTGCTCTAGTGCTTCTGCGTCACTCTTTTGCTTAAACGCCTGTAGTTGTGCTTCACTCGGTAACAGGCTCGAAATACGAAAAGGCTGCGAAAAATTTAAATTGTCCAATAATCCCATTTACACTATCCAATTTGTATCTCCATAGGCAAGCTCACGCCTGTAGCCATAACTCGTATAACTCTGTCCACTCGCTCTAACAGCCTGTGACGCAAATGTTAATACAAAGGCATCGGCTAGGTCTGGTGACTTTAACCCTCTGCGCTTCATCTGGTCTTTGCCCTCACATTTAAATTTTCCGTTTGACGTAATGCCATAGCGTACACTTGAGAGTTCATGGATAAGGGTCTCGTCCTCTGGCATCTTGCAATCTCTCGCCTCAAGCCATTCTTTCGCTCTAAACCATAACTCGTCGCGCAGCTTCATATAGCGTTGTCCGAGGGCTGGGCTTTCGGCAACATTTACGCCTCTCGCTGGGAGGTCTAATTCTATTAGGCGGTCTACAACTCCGCTGCCTAATCCTATGGAGTCGATAAGAATATCAGATGGGCGTTGGTCATAGGGTACCGACTCATATTCAGCAAGAATAATGCCCACTGTCTCCATAAGGTCTTTCTGTGACCAGTTCTTAATAGGCTCAAGTAAAACATTGCCTTTGCGTTTGGCAAGGGCAGAGCGATCAGAGCCAAAGCGTGATATATCTACGCCCCATATGGGCTGTACTTCTTGTGCTTCTACCTCTCTCTTTATCGCGTCTTCGAGAAGATGTATCGGTATTATCGTATCGTCATCCTGTAATGGGGGGAGACCCAAACAACGTATGCGAAAGATATTGGAGTCTTCACCATATTGACGCTTCATGTCCTCTATCCAGTCTTTCGATACCATCTCCGAGTCATAGCAAGAGACTGTCATTGTGTGCCATCTATCGGCATTTTTTCCAAAGGCATCGGCAAAATAGCCAGTGGCAGAGGTAGGGTTGCCCACCATTACTGTCTTTGAGCCTTCGGTGGACATTGCGCCCTGTGCCACTTCAAAGACGATATCTGGAACACCAGAGGCTTCCTCTACGATGAAGGAGAGAGAGCCGTCAACGTCCGGTGTACCATGAAAACCCTGTAGGGCTTCTGGGGAGTCTCTTCGTGCTGTACGTGCAACAGCAAAGGACTCTTTTACATTCTTTAGCGTTATTTTATCAGACGCAAAAACTAATTCCTTCTGAAAGCCTGTGGGTAGGCGTTTCGCCCATTTTTGTAGTTCTGACCACAGGACTTGCTCTAGCTGATCT